TATTCGATTTTGGTTAACTCTTTTTGGGTTGTACAGAGTACTACCTTTTAAGGGAAAACTGAAGTTGAAGACGATCTATGAACCTGGGAAAGATATTGCATCTTTCCTTATCGTTTGGAAGGCATGGGTACCCACTTTCTTGAAGCGGTTGGGTAAGGAGATTAAATTGTCCTTAGCAATCGATCTTGCAAGAGATCTAAAAGTGTCCAAAATGCCTGTAATCTTGAAGGCGTCGCCTAATTCATCTGGCCACGCAGCATCGGTTGGTCTCCCATTAGACTTATTAGCCTTTTGGGTTGATCCTGCGATGCGTCGAGCTTTAGAAATATGGCTCGATTTGACAGAAAGCAAACTTTTTCACTTTGAACTCGCTCCATTCTTTCGCGATTTCGATCGCTTGAGTTTGGATTGGGTCCGCCGGCAAAAATCTATTCCGAAACCTTCGGTCATTGGTTTCTTACGTGGTGAAAACCACTTGGGAAGCCTTTGGCTGAAGGGGACGTGGGGTAAACCCATAGATTTCGGTCGGTTAGGTTTCAAACAAGAACCTGGAAAGATCCGAGTCTTTGCTATGGTGAATTTGATTACTCAAACTCTTATGGAACCCTTACATAAGTGGATATTCGCTAGATTGCGACAGATCCGAACTGATGGGACTTTTAATCAGCTTGCTCCGGTGGAGCGACTGGTAAAAGGTTTCAAAGGCAAGGAGTTTGTTGCATCTTACGATTTATCAGCGGCCACAGATCGTTTACCTGTAGTAATACAGAAAGCGTTGCTGGAACCTCTGTTGGGTAAGACGATAGCGTCCCTATGGGCTTTCTTGCTCGTTGGTAGGCCTTATAGACTCCCGAAAGTAGCTAATAGTTACAATTTGGGTTTCAGTAAGGTTTACTATCAAGTGGGTCAGCCTATGGGGGCTCTGTCAAGTTGGGCGATGCTCGCCTTGACTCACCATGCCATTTTACAATACGCAGCATATCTGGCGTATCCCAGCAAACCGGTATGGTTTCAGGGTTACGCACTTCTCGGAGACGATATTGTCATCGCTGACAAAGCCGTCGCCTCAAAGTACCTGGTCCTTATGGACACATTAGGTGTAGAAGTCGGATTATCCAAATCCCTCGTCTCGGCTAATGGTAGCCTCGAGTTCGCGAAGCGGACTTGGGTGAAAGGACAGCCGTCATCCCCTTTCTCTATGGCAGAGATCTCAGTTGCATCTGCGAATGTAGGTGCACTGGAGGAGCTATGGAGGAAGGCGAGAGTATACGGAGAAATCCGTGTAGCAGCTGTAGCACGCTTTGCAGGTTTCGGTTATAAGAATTTAGCTCGATTACCAGTCGGGTTCAATTTAAATAATCGTCTCAGTCGTTTACTCGGGTACCTTTGTCGGCCAGGTGGCTTGTGGTCCATGTCTTTTGAGTCATGGGTTGCAGCCATTGGACCTGGTCGCAAGGTAGTCTTCGATTTTGATACTGAAAGAAATCTTTCTAGATATCTAATCTTAGACATAGCTAAACTTATGAATAAAGTATTAGATAAGGTCGAGAGAGAGGTGACTCTCGCGAAGAGATTCCAACTGACAAAAGCTACTTTTTTAAAGAAAGCTTCGTCTGAGGAGTGTCAACGCTTGAGAATCCGAAAAGGCTCTTCCATCCGGAAGAGGCTTTGGGGTCCATCCTTCTTTGAAGATGCTCTAAAGTGGTCAACCTATGGTCGACGTTTAGACTCCTTCTTTGAAGAATGGGTTCTCGATCCTTATATAGTTCCTTTATCACGTAAGTATAGTGAGCTACGAATTAGACTTCGAGGGTTCGGCCCTGAAGCCGTACATGGATTCAACAATATTGATCAAATCTGGAGATGGATTGATAATCTCGAGGAGGGCCTGATGGCTCTCCCTGGGAAAATCGATCTAGTCTCACGTCGTGAAGACGTGCGATTAGCTCCATCAGCGTTGATTCGCTTATGGATGAAACTCCGTCGAAAGGTAAGATCGTATAAATCCTAACATAACCTATTTTCCGTAAAGGGCTAGCGTGGTAAGAGTCATGACCTTATTGCGTTAGCGAGACGTCC